GTCCGGCGCTATTGTGTAGCGCCCCATCCGGCACGTCGGGTAGGAATTAAAGTTTGTTTTCGCAGGTATTCTCTGCGCTCAACTAACGGGTTGAGAGGCGTGCCCTATCTCATCAGGGCAAAAATGCATATCCACTGGAGTGGATCTTCACTAACTTGTAACCGAGCCCTTCTACCTAAGTAGGGGCCTTCGCTGAAACAAGCTCATGGGGGAAGTTCTGATCGCATAGTTTCCACACTATGCGAACGTGTAGTATCACCTGAGTGACGATTAGACTGCAGTCGGAGTTGCCAATATTCGCCAAGTAGGTACATTAAGGAAGAAATACAGATTAAAATCCGTACCTGCACTGGTGTACTTACTCAAACGATTATTTTCCGACTGTGGACCACTTGCAGCATTCATAAATGTCTCTAGCCTAATCATCTCGAAGCACGATCCATCATATGAGACAGAAGCTGTACCAGGGGGAGCTGTTACTGCTTCAGGACCAGTAGACTGAAACTTACAATTCGAGTAATTTGGAACACTAACTGACACACCAGATTGAGTAAACTGGTTTGTTAAGGAAGTGCCGCCACCCTGACCTGTAGTACGCGTAGCTCGCCATCGACTTGCATCACTATCACTAAATGGAGTAGTACTTTCTACTGTGAATCCAGCTACGTTACTTGAGTTATTCACACGAGTCACGCCTACTGAAGCCAACATATTAGTATTCTCCACATTAAAGTGCACATGTCCTGAACCACGCTGGGCCAAAAACGCTGGCGCAATCCAATTGTACGCTGTATTATGAGTAAAATTGAATTTATGGTCTGCCCCACCTAAAGAGCTAACTGCTGTACTAATACCATTCGGGTCATATCCATAGTACGATGGAAACCGTGAAGTCACCCACCGCATGGACGAATGAGTACCAGACGTTACAGTTGAGCTTGCTAAACTCTCAGAATAAACTGATCGTCGTAGTAGTGGTCGCAACGAACGAACTGATTCACCAAAATTGACACGATTCCTATCAATAAGGATCTCATCATGGATCTCACCGATAGGCGCCGACAAAGTATTGGCTTCAACATCTGCTAATGGTGCTGTGGTCAATTCATTTGTGGCCTGCAATGGGAAAATGGTATATGCGTTTCCTGGCGAAGTCGGATTAGCAAACTCAAAGTTGTCTGCTCCACGAACAAACACAAGAACTGTAACATCACCAACAGCCACAGGTGCTGTAAGTAAAGTCAAGACCTTAACTGAGAGCATACCGTTGTCATTCACACTATTAGTGGTTAGCGCCGGGGTAGAACTCGTAGAGAAAGGAATGTTTGCTGCATCATACTGATCACCCACCATCTGCCAAGCAAGGGCCTGTTGGTATGGAATACGCACTTCCACTTCACTCTCTTGTCCAATATCAACAATAACATTAAACAAAGCTGAACTCACTAGTCCAGTTGTTTGTACTGTATCGTTTGATGGATCATAAGATATATGCAAACGCCCCTTATGATAGGGGGAAGCTACAACCTTAAAAGTGAAGATAATGTCTCCACGCCAACTACGAAAGAGATTTGACACCATCGCCATAGGCGTCATGTATACCAATTCATCTACTCGATCAAACTGGAATGGCGTCACTCGCGTGGTGTACAACGGTCGGTCAACCACATGGGACGTAGACCAGACAAACCTTGAGATAAAAGATGGCTTAGTAACTAAGTATTCTAGTGAAAGCTCATCATGAGCTGGTAAACCAACCGCTGAAGGATCAATGGTCAATTCATTCTTTGAATCCAAAGTCAATTTCTCCACAGGAAAGCCAATTTCGGTGGACGCCATTTGTGGAAATGCTGTATTGCGGTAAGGTTGCACATCCTGGATAACAGGAACATTAGTAAAACCAAATAACTTCGCTATACCTGTAACAGCATTCGCGCCCATTTCAGTGGCTGTCGCAAATTTACCTATCCAAGGAATGCCTTTAACAAGACCAGCCATGCGTGCTACTGTAGAAGATACTCGAGATACTGGTCCTGAACCATACTCATCAGAAGCCTGCAATGCTAACCCCAACGTGGGTGCGGACAAAGTAACTTCAGAAGCCCACGCATACACCTGAACTGAAACACCCTGCCCAGTCACCCCGTTTGCACTAGCCAAAGGGGTGTAAGCTTCCAATCGCATATCGCCCATATTGGAAAAATCAGTCAATGTACCCAATCGCAGGAAATTCTTATGCCAAAAGAAAGGCAGCACCATCTCCCCACCCTCACTGTGCTGGGGATAAATCCATAGTCCAGGTTGTTGTGAGAAAGGTATCTGCTGCCTAAGCCCTCCAGAAGTATCAACAGCAATAGTTGGTGTCTTAATATGCCAAGGACGATAGCACCAGCGAGCAGCCCCATAATAAAACGGAGAAGCATTCACAATTACTTTTACATGTAAATTTGCTCTAATAAAGCTGTAATTATGAAGCTTATACTTAATCTGCGTGTTGTTAAAAAATAAAGCCCATGGACTAATCGTAAAAAGATTACCTTGAGGCGCTGATTCTGCCCAAGTCCCACTAAAGATCCGCACTGGTCGTGAAAGAAAATCCTGTAAGTCAGCAGAGGTCGTGCTATCAGAAATCTCATAATCGTTAACCTCAGAAGGCTCACCCACTGTCAGACCATCGATCTCATCCACAAAAGTGGTTGTTTGCATCGACATCATAGATTCTCCAGTCGAAGGTAGTAATGCCTCAGGTGTGGCCTGTAGAGAAAAGATCTCTGGAAAATCGGAATTGTAGTCCCAATCTGCCCAGATGTCATCCTCTTCAGCCGGGTTTAGCTCATACGAACGTGAGCTGACGTTGGCCTGTTGTAGTACAGGCGGACTATTTTTATTTTGATTTTTGGAAAGTCAGTTTAAACTCCCATGGATTGACTCAAACCACATGGAAGGTCTGCATTTTTCGAGCACTCAGAACTCTCACTCCTAAATAGGCGAGCTACACGAGGGTAGCGAGTTTACATATACATACGCACACTTGATTATATAAAAATGCATGAAATTACGTCACAGATCGTACATATAGAGAACATTACTTTGCTTACGCACTGGAGCTGTTCTGCACTCCAGACCTCTTCGCCACAATGTGACTAGAGGATTTCCAGAATCTTTCCTTCAAGGTGTCCCAAGTGGGAGCACCAACAAAGTATAATTCTTCCAAGATCTCCGCATCTGTGGCCAATTTAATGATCCACTTGCGTTCTTCTTCGAACTTGGTCCTACCGTAGAAGAACCATTCGTTCAGGGCTGAACTCATAACAGCTGCCATATGTGCCTCACTAGAGATGGTCTTTGATTTCACACAAAAGCACAACATCTTCTTAATTGAGGCCTCATCCAACGGCGCTAGCATAGCCCCAACTTCCTCATCCCATCTCCAGGTGCGTTTCAAGTATGCCACCTGATCGATAGAGATGTACGGAACCGATGCGCTCTCTTTGTCAGCCATAGTATATTCCACACTCATCGAGGCCATAACTCCTGAAATTGCAGTATGGTTAAACCACGGCGCAAATTTCGACACCCCCATAGCGTTATCGTCACCATACGTGAGCAGGTTAACGAATTGCTTGAAGGTCGAGCATTCCTTAGAGGGGTTTAGGGTGACATACGCATATCGCATGTAAAGTGCGTTGACAATACAGTTGACAATGACGGTGAGAGGATGTCCCGATGGATTGGAACCAAAGAACATCACTAAATCTCCATTCATGTTCACAACTGGATATGCAACATCTTCTGCGATGCACCATATTGTCAAAACCTGCTCTTCGGTCCAACCGGCATGTCGTAGGATGTTAATCAAAACACGGAAAGCAGCCAAGATCATCTGAGGAGACATCTTCTTATCATACTTACCGTAATCACCAGCAACCAGTTGATCAAGTCCGTGGATGGTGAGGTAAGCATAGTATTCTTCCCATTCAAGAGATTGTACCACGCACCCCGGTGAAGCCTCAAAAAGGAAAGGGTTCTCCTGAATCACCTTGACAAAGGGTAGTAATTGCTCGCGGACAACTACTGACCAATCAGCAGGCGCTCCAGTGAAAACACGGACCTTACCATCTAGAAGCTTCCTACACGCTCTAACCTCGTCCTTAAGTTGACCTGAAAAGACAGGACAAGCGCGCTCTCCACGAGCATACTTGCGACGAATATTTTCACTGCGTGCTTTCACCTCAGGTTTGAACATCTTTCGTAGTCCATCCCCTGAATTCTCCACCCAAAACTTCTTGCTTTGGTTGTAGGGCTCTCCCATAGATGAGTTAAAATTCATCTTGTCAACGAAACGCACACCATCAATACCATTGATGGCTGCGTCCTCAGTTAACACCTGAAGAGAGTCCAAATCTTCCTTAGACAAGCCTGCAATAATATCAGAGGTATAACCCTCCACAGCTTGTTTCAAGATGGCAGAATCAATTGCTCCATGATCTTGTTGCACAATGTCAGTGTACGCGTGGTTCCACGGACGCCAGTCTCCCAAATCAGGTTTACCAACATCCAACTCCCAATCGCGTTCAGCAAGAATCTTTTCACCCAACAGTGTATGATCCACTCGAGAACGTTGCTTCACCTTGTATTCTTCAATTGAACCGAATACAGCTAGAGAACCCTCTGTAATCCAGCGAATCGGCGCCCTCTGACTCAAAGCTCCTAAGGTCTTCTTACGTGAAGGCGCAGATAGTTCAGGAACACCTCGTTGAATAATTGGGCGGTCAAAGTGAACAATGGCAGCTTGCACATCCTCGTAGGTGGTTTCCACAGCAAAAATCCTATTTTGCTTACCACCCAACTGATGGATACCCAGGATAACAGTGTTGGGTTTATGTGCTACAAGCACAGAACCACAATCACCATTGATAGTGTCCACTGGCACAGACCCAGTCCAGTAATCAAACTCTCGATTGAGATGTTCACACGGAAAAGAGGTCTTGTGTACTGCGCTCACTGGCATACATCTGGGTCGCGTTGAGCGCTCCAAGCCCATGTAGTAAGCTCGAAGAGTGCCATTGAATGACTCTTTCGCAAAGAGGCTTGTAAGGTCTGTCTTCACTTCCCATGCCAAGCACTCAAAGAAGATCAAATCTTTCTCAGGCACTCGCAAAAACTCATGTTGTCGAATGCGCATTTGAGTGTTGCGAGTAACGCCATCGGTCTCAGGTTCCACCATGAATTTCACAATGTACTCGTCCTCATCTCCCACAAGGTGATTGTTTGTCATCCATAGGTGGCCAGCAACACAAAAAGCATTGCCTGGCACCAGGGAGTGAGTTCCTACAACCTCAATTCGGGCGCAATTCTTTTGAACCTTCTTGGCAACATCATCGAGTGGCAACGTGGCATAATTTCCACTAATTGGAGCTACATCAAAAGCTGTAGTTTGGTAGTCATCACGCTTCCACACATTTTCATGTTCACTCTTCTTGAAGAAGTTGTTTGGCACACTAACACGAATACCTTGAGGCTCTAAGTTATCCTCAGTTTCCGTGTCGATCTCCTCTACATCAGGTGATGGTTTGGCACTAGTAAAGACTTTCGAGAGTCCCCAGACAATCATGCCCAGGGATGAAATCTGTATTAAATACGTCAGCCAGCGCCGGTTCGCGTAACTCTTCTGTGCTAGATTGCCAAGAAATTCAACAGTAACACGGCAAAGTCCACGCTCAGCCACATAAGAGTCAGCAAGACGACGAACCATCCTTCGTAGAAAATTCACCTGAAGCAGGTAGTCAGCTGCCATCTTAAACCGAGCATTGCAAACGTACAATCGGATCACCTTAGCAGTAACCCAATGCAAGAAACGCTCCGAACGAGAAATCTCTGGCCTTTGACGGGCCACCTTCAGAATCTCATCCAATACGTCAGCATAGACATGTTCCGGAATATCCTCCTTCGCGATGTGTTCAGTCACTACATTCACTCCAAAAGCTTTCGAACTCAATCTGCGACCGTGAAAATCTGTCACAGTCTGCTGACAAATGTATGAGTTTGAAACTGAATTGTATGTGTAGTCATGCGTAACCCATCCACCAACTTTTTTGCAAGTTGTGGTGTAACCTTCACCCCATGATACATCACGAGGGAGGAGGTGGCACATTCCTGCTTGGACCGCAAATGATTCACACTCACACTTGAGGCGATTGCACTCACGGCAC